AGTGTAGGGTTCAATTGATAGATTATACAATACCATTGATAGTGATGGATCCTCTGGTAGACCAGGATTCAATGCTGATATACCAACCACATCCGAGAATACTCCGGCAAAGGTCAATACAATTTTATCTCTGCGTGCCAGGTAATAGGTAAAGTCAGATCTAACATCAATACCACGTTTTGGCATTAGAGTTGTGGACGATCCAGTGCCACTGAATAATACACCGGCATCTGCAATCCTTGGTCTAAAGTCAATACCATCACGCAATTCTGGTGTGATGTCTTCATATCTAACATCTGCTGGATATGAATTTACTGTGAAGTAATCACCGGCACCATGGGCAAAGTAATCAAATATAACCTCGACAGGTGCTTCCGGTGCATTGAATGATGGAATCAGATTCAATCGAGCAACATCATAATATGAGTCACGGTGACCAGTGTCCACGGTGAAACGATCACTGATATCAATGGAATAGGTTGCACCCGGAGTTACGAAATCTCCGGACTTCATTTTGATACTGGTGACCTTTATCAGATCTGCCTTACTCAGAAGCAATACCTTATTGGTTGCTGCGGCAAGTGTAGTGAATGTTACAGTGGCAGAGGCAGTCGTTTTTGTCTTTTCTGTGAGAGATGCCCCAGTCTTATTTACAGCAGTTGACACAGTGAATGAGGTGGAATTATATGTAGGACTTGCAAATTGTATAGTAACAGATGATCCAACAGGTACAATACCCGTTGGTAATACCACTGCACCAGTTACATTATCAACGCAAAGGTAATTATCATTATCTGCCGTGGAAGCAAATGTGCCGGAACTAGTGGTCAAAGACAATGATGCAGAACCATTTGTTGTACCGACAAACCTCTCAGCCACTGTATATGAGTTATCGTTTGTGCTTGTTGATGACCGCACAGATTTGATTGCATAATACGGGAAGGGGAATACCAATCCAGAATTCTGTGGTTCGTAAACTGCAGTCTTCACCAACTTGATTGTTAGACCAGTTGCAGTCGGTGCAACATCAACAGTCAATGTTTGCTGAGCAGTTATTGTGACTACCCTGCGCAATTCCAGTCCAAGGTAGATATAATCACCCACAGATAGATCTGTTTGGAATGATGTACCCTGACCAGTGATGGTTGTTGTGGAAAAAGTGTATGTACCGATAAGTTGAGTGGTAACTGGACTAATGTCGGCAGTGAAACTCAGTGGGGCAGAACCACCACTATAGTAAAATGACTTCACATCTCTATTGAAATCATATCCAGCAACCATTGTAGTATCGAATACGAATAGTTTGTATATGGCAGCAACAGAACCAATTGTACCATTGTCCCATTCTACACCACGCACTCTACAGGTACCAATCTTAGTGCCCACTGGAGTTCCACGACCACCGGAATCTGTTATGCGATCATATAGATCAACAGTCTCAAATGTATCAAACTTTGGTAGGTTGTTTAGGTTATTGACTAATACATAGTTACCAACAGTTGCCGGTATAACAGCATTATCAACCTGAACGAATTCCCGTGACTTATCAACGGCAACATATTCCTTGGCAACCTTTTCAACTTCATATCCCTGGATGTATGCCTTGCCTGGTTCTAGACCAATTGCAAGTTTAGCAGCATCACCTGCCAGATATACACCACGATTGTATGCAGGTGCTTCATTGTATAACCAGTTTACGCCAGTGCTACTTCCACCATCATAGGCAGATCCAGTGGTATGGATAGGAGCAATTGATACTGATGAGGCAGAAATCTTAGCAACATATGTATGTCCCGCATTGGTAACAACATCACCGATTAGATATGGGGTGGATGCCAACCATTGACCTCTATTGTTATTTCTATGTTCACGCACATCAATGGTGAAGTCTGAAACGGTATAGTTACCAGACTCATCATATGTACGTCTTGCCAGTGTTTTTTCCAGTTCAGAATATGCAGTATTGACGATTTGTTTATTTACAATACCCTCGGTTGTCCGAAGCAATTCAATGAAATTTTCATCGGATGTGCTGGTAACAGATAATTTGGATAGGATTAGATCAATGAAATATCTATGGGCACCTGGGGCAGCATAGTTGAAACTTGTCTGAGCATTGTCTAGGAGTGTCTCATCATCCTCCGGTGTTTTCTTTTGCTCATCAATTGTTAGACCAACTCTATAGGTTGGGATGTTTGTATACTTGTCCAGTAATACTGTTTGAGCATCACAGAGTACATAGTATCCATTGACGTAATAAACACCACGTTCAATTGCTGCGGCAGAACCAATACCAGTTGCAGATGCGGCAAAGATATTTACTGATCCACCACCGGCAGACGTGATTTGTTCCGCATTGGCAAATACCTTTGTTGTACCATTTGTACCGGAGTTTGTGTAACGGACATACAGTGTTGTTGGATCTGTGCCAGTGGCATGTTCAACCTTCAATACCAATGCAGTAACACCACTTGTTCCACCAGTGATAACTGTACCTTCAAATTCTGCTATGAACGACTCAACCGATAGAGCACCATAGGTTGGTTGGATCTTCACATAATGATACTCTGTATCCAATGAAATCTGACCAGGAATAACCATGGCACCTTGCTTGAATATATGGTCGCCATTTCGTTTGATCTGATTCTGTAAAATTGTTTGGAGTTGGGTCAGTTCCCGCGCCTGAACAGCATAACTTGGTCTGAATAAAATCCGATGGAATTTGTTATTCTCATCAAAGTCGTCGTTATATGGTTCACTGGAAAAATTGATCATTTGTGTGTCTCGAAGGAGTTAGTGTTATATTTATTAGAATTTCAATACTGTTCTGATGGTTACGATCTGATCTTCACCCGGAGTGAATGCCTGCTTATTATCGATAAACAACAGGTCTCCGGAGTATTTATCCATGGTTGGTGGAGTCACAGTAGATACGATAAAACTATCTGCATTATCATTTTGAATAGTTGCACTCAATACTGGAATACCATTATCCAATGATTGAACCAACATTGCCGATCCAGAGATAGAAACAATTCTGAATCTGGTTTCATTTGCTAATCCGAAGTTCAAGTATATCAATGAATCGATCGGGAAATCCACTGTACTGATAGCAGTATCGGCAGAGATAACCCAGCACGCAGAGGCATTGCCAACTGTCAGAGTATAGGTAGATCCAAACTGTCGAGCATTTTTTATGATACCCAATTGACGATAATCATTGTTTACTGTGAAACCTTGATTCTTATCGGCAGATACATTGGAGTAGAACATCAAAGTTCTGGCATAGAGGTTATTGATTGCCTCTTTACCCACACCACCATATGGTGATAGAATTACTCTGAGTTTAGCACCCACACCGTTCCCTGTTATGGTTGCTGTTGCCCACCTATAACCTAGACCAGTGTTGGTGATATTGATTTTGATTATGGCACCATCAACGATATGTGCTGTGGCAGTTGCTCCAGTACCATCACCGGTAATTACCACCGTGGCAGTTGTATATCCAAACCCACTGGATATGACCGGTATATTGTTTATTGCACCATCCACTGCCAACAACTCAATGTTAGACTGTAGTGTATTGGCATCACCGATTGATAATTGTGCTGATGCTGTGGCACCAGTACCATCACCGGATACAGTGAGCACGGCATATGTATAACCAACACCACCATCATCAATCTGTACATCGGATAATTGCCCACCCACGAAAAGTGGTATTAGTTTTGCATCTGATTTCACCGTTAGAAATCGAGCAATAGCATCAACTCCAGGTGCACCGGAAATTGTTATCAATGGTTGTAGACTATAACCGGCACCGCATTTTAGATTACATGTTGCCGTTGCTGCCTCGCCCACATAGGTAAATGTGGCAGTACCATTCAATACTGCACCGGAAATGTGTGTGGGTGCTGTACTGGCATGGGTAGTACCGGCACCGGTAACAGTGTATAGGTTAGTTGCCCAGAATATTTGTTGACCCAGTGTAACAACAGTACTTGCTGTCCACTCAGTTCCAATCTTTATAGTTGGAATAACAGCAGTTGTATAGTCTTTGCCGGAATCAATTACAATAATTCTGGACACTGTGCCACCGGATAATACAGCAATTGCCGCAGCACCTGTTCCGGCACCACCGACAAATGTAATTGCCGGAATACCAGTATATCCAGAACCATTGAATGTGATATTTACATCACGGACACTCATATTCAATACAATACTATCAATGATCCCAGCAGTCTCAGAGACTGTTGCTGTTGCATTTGTTCCAACATATTTCAATGAGGTAGATCCATTGGCAACAATACCATATTTGTGGACCGGAGCAACACTACCAAACGTCCCAGATACAGCAACCTCATAGATATTATTGAGATGTGAATACTTCTGCCCCACAACCACAACATATGCTGCACTCCACGGAACCACGTTGGTGAACGGAGATTCAATGGTAATGGTGGGTGTTACATATCCTGTTCCACCTGCCTCAATAAAGGTATCATATAGGTACAATGGATTTGCTGCAAGAGTGCCATCACCGATAACTGATATAGTACCACCTGTATATCCAGATCCTGCCTGATCAACTCTAACCACCTGTATATTGCCATTGGAGTAGAACTGATTCTGAATAGAGGTAACCACTGGAACATATGCAGTGGTCAAAAACTTGTTGCGTAATCCAATTGGTACGTTATACATAAACTTCCACACATATCCATCTGGGTATTCGTGGGAAACAAAGTCTGTATCAACTGGTTTAGAAGTTGAATTGGCATTGTTATTATTGTCTAAGCATATGTACACATTATGATCATCAGTGATAACATAAAATTCACACTCTTCAATCTTCTGCTTGCTGGATTTTGCTCCGACCGTAACAACTGCAGTTGCAAGTGCCTCGGTGGTATTTCCCTCACCCACAATAACCAGTGATGGAGCATATGTATATCCTGTGCCTCTATTGGTTATGTCTATGCTTGTGACAACACCATCGGTCAGAGTTGCGGTCGCAGTGGCATCAGATCCATTTGCATCGTACACATCAACATACAGTAGAGATACAGTGCCATTTACAACAGTGCCCAATGTATGTGATGGATAACTGATACCGGATGTTCCATTACTTTTCACCACGTAATAATTCAACCCATATTTCAGCAATTGACCAATACTATAGGCAGTTGAGATTGCAAAATTGATATAACCCTTGGACCCAATGTAAACAAATGGGTCTGCTGTATATTCAATGCCACCGTTAGTTAGATTTACACCTTGAACCTCAGTGCTATACTGATCATCATATTGGTCATAGGCAATTCCAGACACCCATTCATATCTAGGTATAACAAATGAAATATCGGTTGGAGTAATTTCCTTGACCGTGATAATTTCATTTCTAGTAGACCTATCATATGTAATACTATCCACCGGAATCACAGGTGATAGTTCATCGTTCCATGTCAAAGTTTTGCCCAGGAAATAGAAATATCGACCACTACGATTGGTGATTTCTTTATATATTCCCTCGGCAATTGAATTGCGTAGGATAGTCTTTATGAGTGTAGAATTTGACATTTATATTAGCTAACTGTGATTGCCCAAGTGATGGCAATTGAATCGCCTGCTTCTTTGTTCACTACTGGGAAGGTTGTATGGCAAAGCAT